CGCAAAGAGTCGTTTAATATCTGCCCAGCATATCTTTTCATATTTTCTCCAGCACGATCTCTTGCAAATTTAGATTGTAATGTTTGTATTGATTTATCAACCTCTGCTTGTTTTGATTTTTTAAATTTATTTTCATTTACAAAATTAACTAATCGTTGAATTTCTGGGTCATCTGAACTAGCATAGATGCCATTTATTGTTTGTCTTAATTCTTTTTCTAATGTTGCAAAATCACTTCCAACTAATGTATTCTGGTACACCTTTTCTGATAATCTTCTTGTAAAAGTATTTGATACATCTTTAAACTGCGTAAAATATTGTTGTTTTAGATTCTGTACTAAAGCTAAATCTCCTTTTGTAAGTTCTACAAATTCTTTTGGAATACGACCAGATGGTAATGTTGATTCTAATGTTTTAAATGCTTTCTCAACTCTTTTAGCTTGTTTAGTAAAACCCTCTCTAACAACTGTATCTGACCAAGCTAGATATTCTCTATCAATTATTGCTTTTATCTTTGGTCTGATTGCTATTGCACTTTGAAGTTCTATAAGTCTGCCATCAGTAGTTCTTCTTAAATCTTTATTAGCAAGTGCTACTATTTCTCTTTCTATTTTATCTAAGGCTTTTACAAGTGATCTATAATAATTAGCTTCTGCTATCTCTATTTGTTTAATTCTGTATTCTGTTGATTTTTGTACTATATCAGCCATTTGTTCTATATCTGTTCTATATATCTGTCCAAAAGTTTCTGTACGATTAGACAGGTATTGTTTCTCACATATAGTACATTTTTCTTATGAAAACAACTAAAGGAGCAAATATGAAGATAACAAAAAAAGAAATGGAAAAGTGCATAGAAATATTTGATAAGCACTTTCCATCAGAAAAAAATAAACCATTTAAAGAAAAAGAATCAGTTGTCCAATGGTTTATTGATTTAAATGAGTTTGCAAATGAAAGAAATGTTAAATTAGATGTAGAACATTTTAGAAGTTTGCAAAAGGTAATCAAAGAACAAGATGAAAAGGAGAGAAACAATGAAAACATATAGAGTAGAAATAGAAGCATTAGCTTATGTTGATGTTAAAGCAAACTCTGAAAAAGAAGCTAAAGAAATGACACCAAAATACTTTTCAGAAAATAGAAAAGATGCAGATGGTATGGTTTTTTATGAGGAGTGTGATTGGAAAAAAGCTACTGTTATTGAACAGTAATAAATAATAAATTTAATAAAAGGCGATCTTTATGGTCGCCTTTTTTATATCTGCTCTTGCTCTACTTCTTGATCTTCTTGTTCAGTTTCGTCTTGTGTAAATTGACCAACTTCTGAAGCTGAGTCTATTTCATCAAATATCTCGTTAAGTTTTTCGTTGTTATCTACTACTGCTCTTGCAATCTCTTTATCTACTTCTTTCATAAATGTAGGAGAACCAATACTTAATGACTTTGCTTGTTGATAGTAAATTAAATCAGTAGCATAATCTCTTATGTTAAATGAATCTGGGTAATTTATTTCTCCATCAAATGTAGCATTTTGAAATAGTGCGTATAATCTAAATAATTGTTCCTCTGCTATTTGTAAATTATCAGCTTTTTCTGATAGTCTTGCATTAAGTAATTCAAATTCTGTTTGTAAAGCTATTCCTGAAGATACTGCTTGTTTTGTTGTTCTTACTGCTCCTGTGTGTGCAATTCTATTTATAGCAGTTACTTTGTTGTTAATTGATTCCATAATAGCTTGTAAGTTTTGCCCTGATGGTTGAAGTAAATAAGGTTTTAAATTTGGCTCTAATTCTTCAGGCATTTCTATTACTGCACCAGCACCAGCAGAGGCATTAACCGATGGAGTCTTAACTAACGATGGATGGTTTGTTAATCTTATAAGTTGTTCAACTTCTGACAACTCATTATAGATAGCTTTCTGCAAGTCCGATATATCCACGAGGTCTGATTGACCAATTCCCTTTTTATGCGATTTGGAATTGTATAAAATAACTGCTGGTATTTTGCCAATCAGATTATCGGCAGTATCTATTACAACAGGCTCGTCTCTGTCTGATTTTGCATAGACAGTTTCAATTCTGTCAAGATACCATATTCTAAAATAAGTTCCGCCTTTTTTATCTACTTCTTCTCTTACTTTAAGATAATCTAAAATATATTTACCATTTATTTCTCTTTTAAAATTCCAATCTAAAACATTTTCTGGTGTTACAATTGATAAGTATGGTCTAATATCTTGCTCTAGTTCTTCTGCTCTTGTGTTAGTTGTTATGTTTGGTTTATCTAATATTAAAAAACAATGTCCATAAATTGAAGAATAATTTTGAGCTTGTTTCATAACTGCGTCAAAACTATTTCCATCTAAATCTGCATCTTTTATAAATGATTCTAAACTAGCTTCGTCAGCCATAGCACCAAAATCTCTTGATGCTTTTACTCTAAATAAAAAAGATGAATAGATTTGAATAATGTTTTTACAATGATTGTCGCAAGGAGTATTACCTAATCTTTGATTGTACTCGTTGTCTAATTCTAAATTATATCTATTTAAAAATTGACCAAGTGTATAATCATATCCACCATTATATGATCTTATGTAATATTCCCAAAGATTAACATTTTCTTTGTAGTCTTTGTGAGTTTCAAATGCTTCGTCTCGTGAATATGCCATAGTCTATTTCATTGTCCATCTAGTTGGTCTTGAACTTGGCATTTGAACTACTAAAGGTTTTATATAATCAATCATGTAGCCTAAAGCATCGTTCATATGGTCAAATCCATCTTCTTTATTCGGAATATTTGTATCTTCCTTGTATGTTTGTCTTTGTAATCCTTTTATCAATGTTTTGCAAGATTTGGAAACAAAAATATATCTATTTCCATTAGTATCTTTAAGTTTAGAATTAACTGCATTGATTCTATCTCTTACTGCTGGGTGTCTGTTTTTTACTTTAACTTGAAAATTAGCATTTTGTAAAATAGATAAATCTGTTCTTCCACCAGCAGATGTCTTTCTTTGCTTACAAGCTGGGTCAGGAAATATTGTTATTGGTATTTTAAAACCATATCTATCTCTTATTTCTTCGCACAATTCGTCAGTATTAGAGCCATAAATAACTATCTCATCTACAATATAAATTTTATCTTTTTCTATTTGACCAACACAGGCACTCATTGGATTCGTATTAAAATCAACACCAATAAAAAAAGGTTTATTATAATCAATAGGTTTATTAATTACTGAATCTATTGGATGAAAGTTATAGTAAATAGCACCAGCATAATTTTCAAATGTACCCTCAAACTCTTGTCTAAATGTTCTTTGATCTAAGTCTTGTTTTGCTTGTTCTATTTCTTTTTTTGTAACCATACCACCATCTAATGTAGTAAATTGAAAACTATCCCACTCAGGGTCGGTCTTGCCTTTAACAAACATTTCGTAAGACCAATTTCCATAACCTTTTGGCGACCCACACATTAAAACTGCCCCGAGTGTATCACTAACAGAAGCCCTCAAAACTTCAAACCATGTTCTTTTATTTATGTCGCTAAATTCATCTAATATAAGAAAGTTTAAACCTGTACCTCTAAGTGTATCAGGTAAATCAGCAGACTTTAATGATATTGTACTATTTGTTTTTCTTATAGTTATTGTAAGTGTTGTTTCGTTAATATCTTCTATCCAATTAAACTGATTAAGAACTTCTTTTAAACTAGACCAACAAATATCTTTTGCCATCTTTAATGTTGGTGCTACATACCATATCTTTTGATTAGGCTTTGATGCGTATTTCATCATCTCAGTTATAGCTAGATATGTCTTACCAAATCTTCTACCTGATATAAGAACTCTAAATCTTTTATTAGATTGACTTACTTTATGTTGACTTTTTGTTAGAGATATTTTCACTACAACCAAATTTTATATAGATATTATATTTATTAACTTCTTCCCTGCCTATTTCAATTATTTTATCATAAGATTTTGTATAACCATCAAGCATACAAGTATAACCATCTTTATAGGTCTGATTAAGTGTAAAAGGTGGCATACATTGAGTTTTACCTTCCACAAACGCACACATGATTATCGTCAGAACATACTCCATCTACTTTTTCCTTTTGTATTTTCGGTGCGTTTGAACTCTCCAAGTCCAATGGAATATTGCCCTTGTTATCTTTTCTATTTTTTTTAACACCCAATCTATCATTATTAAATCTTACTTCGTTTTCGTATGTCCTATCTTCGTCAATCATATTATTCTAAAATTAAAGATGTTATCTTCTTCTCTCCCATATAAATTTCTATATTAGCTTTTGATTTAATACATTGATAAGTAACTCTATCTTTGGAAGATTTATCTCTCATAGCATATCTCTTAGCTTTCAAACATTGACTTAAACTTTCTTGTATTCTGTGTTCTTTTATTTCGTTATCAACAATTAATAAAAGAGCAAAAACCACTTCAACCATTAATGACTCCCATTCCTTAATTTTTCTATTTGTTTGTTTATACCATCTACTTGTTCTTTTAAATGATCTATATTAACTTTATTATATCTACTAGCTTCTATTTCTTTTTCAATAGATTCTATTTGTGATGCTAAATGTTCTATTAACATAAACATCTCTAAATTCTTTGGCTCTTGTTCAGCTTTTTTTAAGAGATCAGCTTGAAATAAAGTATCTGCTGTTTCTAATGCTCCAATCCTACCTGTAAGATTGGCATAGCCGAATACTGCTCCACTAACGACTAGAATTATCCCAATTAAATTGGCGAGAGGAAGCTGTAACTTAGACTCAGAGCTAACTTTAATTGTGTCATTATCTTTCTTCATAATTTAAAACCTTTTTTCCATGATTGAATAGCCCAATAAGCAGGTGATAAATTCTTTTGTCCTTTTACTTTAGCAAGTATAGGTCTAAATCTAGCAAAGAAACTTCTCTGTCTAGCTGGTATATTCTTCTTTATACTCATAGTCTTAGAGCCAAAATTAACTTTTTTAACTCTACCTGATGATCTGTCTCTTACAAATACTTTAAATTTTTTAACATCTCCACGAGAGGGTTTGTTTAATTTAACAGTTCTACCTTTATATTTTGCCATAAGAAACTAAATAACACATATCATTCACAAATAAAACCTTGAATAGTGCCTCTACCATCATTTAAATAATAACCATTCTTCATAGCATCATCAAACTCTTTATAAGTGGCTATTGCTTCTCTATGATCGTCTGCGTACATTAGACATTCGTGTACTTGCATCGGTCTTGATAGTTCGTATTTTTCTTTTAACAAAGTTCCATCGAATAACAGTATCAGTATTATAAGTGTTTTGC